AGACAAGCTGCTCAGGCGTCTGGCCGCTTCCGAACTGCCAACACTGAAACAGCCGGACAGTCCAAGAGGCTGGTCCTAGACAACTTCGCCCGTAATGAAGCCGCAGCAGCCTCGGTCATCCATGACAACCTTGAGGGGTTCATGAGGCAGTCTCAGCGGCGTCTGGCGAGTATTAGGGCTACTGCTCAGAACAGGATCAACGCAGCAATGCCCGCCCCGATGCAGCCGATCTTCCCCGGTGAACAGGTTCAGGCCGCATACGCCCCCGGTGGTATGGACTTGGCAATGAGTTTGGCCAATGTCTACGCATCTACTTACGCTCAAACTCAGAGCCTACTCCCCAACAATCAGCAGTCATTCTCTGATATCAACCAAGCAATGTTCAGCTTTTCATAATGGAGCCATTCGATGGATGAACCAAGTTACGACGTTATAGCTAACCCTATTTCGTCCTTCACCACCTTTGGTGAAGCTGCCCCATCACAGCAAGTAGTGGCCCGAGAAAACCTCACTGCACCAGTCGATTTCATCAGTCCACTTGTACAGCAGATGGGAACACTGTCAAACACCCTTGCTGGCATCTTTGTTGAAGGTAAGCGCAAGGAGTCTGAACAGGCTCTTGTTATGGGTGGGACAGAAGTCGAAGCCTCCCTCCCAGAGATCTTGAAGGCCCGTAAGGAAAACGCCCTTGATGTGGCGACCTTGGTGGACAAGGGGATCATCACCAACAATGAGAACCCGTGGTTTGCCGTGGGTGCCCGCAGGGCTCTTGCCAAGCTGAATGTCGAGGCGGTCAGCGACATGATTGATCGTGACCTCGACAACGACTTCCTTCAGGGTGGTGACCTGATGGATAATGATGAACCCACGACGGCGATGGCTAACTACATGGGGAACAAGATGAATCCCCTGAACATCGCAGAGTCTGTCCAGAAGGACTATTACTACTCCTCAACTTTTGAGGAAGGGTTCTCCAAGGTCCGCCGACGAGCGACCAAGAGACTGATTGAACTCAGGACCGCCAAGGAGTTTGAGGATCAAGTCAACGCATTCCGTGCTGACCTTGGTTCTGCCCTTAGGAACGGTTTAGAAAGACCGGACATTGACCCAAATGCTCTGGGACTTGATGGTGAACCCATCACTGCTTTGGACCCTGAAGCAGCAGCATTGAAAGTGCTGGGTGACTATAACTACCGAGCAGCGTTCGGCAATGCCAAGACCCTTGAAATAGGTGGACTTCACCTGTTGGAGCTGGCTAAGGATGGGGACCAGCTTGCCCTGCAAGTACTGACTAATACCAAGCTGCCGAACGGTAAGACCCTCCTCGAAGCCAGTGATGCTGTGAAGGTTCAGTATGACCTTGCAGAAGATCAGATTGCTAGAGCTATACAGAGGCAATCAGATGCACTTGAGAAGGTTGACAACGAAAGACTACACGCTCTTGGAAAGCAATCTATTCTTCAGACTTTGGTTGAGTACAAGGGGGACATAAATGAACTTGAGGCCCCCATACTGGCCGCGATGTTTCCCGATCTTATTGAGAGGGACCCATTCTCTAAGGATGGGATGAAGGCTGGTGGCAAACCGATCAGCCTGACAGAGGTTAGAAACGTTGCGCTAGAGCAGAGGTTCTCACAGCACTTCCAAGAAGCCTTCAATGCCACACCAATCCCTGAGACGTTTTCAGAACAAGAAAGGGCGGCAGTTGAAAGAGGTAGGACACTTTCAGCTCTTGTGATTGCATCCAACGCATCCCTTCAAGGTGACGGATATATATACCAACCAATTTCGCGCAGCATTGATAAAGCAATGAATGCTATCCAATCAGGTCAAGCCTTTGCTACTCCGGAGGGTGAGCAGCTAGTCAAGGAAGCCTTAGACACCTATCAGATGATGAAGGCAACAGACAACTTCGCACTGTTGAACGCTTACTTTTCTCCGGATGAAAACGCCGCTATGTTCCTTCTTGATGCTGTGTACACGGGTGATCAAGGAGTGTTCAGAGCTGGTCAAGAGCGGATCGGCTCTGGTGATATCAAGGCTTCGATGCAGTTTGTAAGCCGCAAAATCCAAGATGGTATCGAGCCTCTTCCCAGTGAATACAAGACTGCTTTAAATGAAGCATTCACTGATGCAGGCTTTGGGGTAGCTGTGAGAGAAACCTACAACAACATTGCTGCCCTTCGATTTATGTTGGGCAACACCCTCCTTGATGCTGATGAGTTTGCTCAAGATATTGTTGACAATTTCTTTGTGACTGGGGACACATATACCTTGGCCTTGAATAAGGACTCTCTTCCCCCACCCAGAGGAGAGGCACTTTTTGATAGCTTGATTGATGATCTGCTTAGGAGAGGAGATGTAGGTGATGTATTCAGCGGGCCTGTATCATCAGCTTTGATCGAGCTGTCGAATGAGCAAATGGCAGGTGATGAAACGTTTGAAGACTATATCCGCAGTCTCAGGTTTGTCAGCACAGGAAGACCAGACGGTTCAATCGAAATTAACCGAAATGGATTCCCCCAAGCTGGGGGCCAATCCTTCACAATGGATGACTTTATTGCTGATCAACGGATTAGAGCCTCCGCCCCGAAAACCTATATTGCACCGCAAATGGGTAAGAGAGGTCCGGGCACTAGGGATCAACCTCCTAAGGTGGAAGGTAGTAACTGATGAAAAACCTCGGCGATTATCTGGAACAGTTTGCGGGTCCTCAAGGACTCACTGGGACGGCGGTTACTCCAAGGTTTATCCGAGAGAACACCCCCAAACAAGAAGATCCCGAGGTTCCCTCGTTTGGAGAAGTGTTCCTTGATGCAACGGTGGCAGGAAGGCTTATTGATGCTTCTTACCGGCCCCGAGAAAAAGACCCCAACTTTAAGATGACGCCAGATCTCCTCAAGCAATATGCCAAGAACATTCCCCCAGAATTCATCCCAGATGTGGCGGACTCAGAAAGTTTTGAGGAGTTCATATATCGAATTAGGTCATTTGAAAACCGCTTCAAGGTTCATGAAGGCATCAGGTCCATGGGGGCCACCGGGCTGGCCTATCAGCTTGGTGTGTCCATTCTTGATCCTGCGTTCTTGATTGCAGCTCCTGTCGCGGGTGCGGCACTGGGAACCAAGGCAGTGGGTGCTGGAGTGACTGCTCTGAAGACTGTCAGGGCTCAAGCAGCCTTGAGGGGTGCCGGTATCGGAGCGGCATTCGACGGCAGCATCGAGGGTATTAGATACGCGATTGACCCCCTGACAGACGGCCAAGACTTGGTGATCAATATGCTCGGAAGCACCATTCTTGGGGCTGGGCTGGGTGCAGCTTTCCCCCGGACTGTGGGCTTCCAGAAGTCGTGGAAGGAGCAAGTAAGACTTGAACGGCTGCGTATTGCTGCTGAGGTAGAGAAGTCGAACATCGACGATCTGATGAAGGCGATTGGTCCTGAGAACCAGAAGCAGCTCGAAGAAGTGGCTACGCGCCGAGGCATTGATATTGAGGGTAAGGATGCAGGACAGATATTCAGAGAGCTTGTAGCCGCAGAGAGCCGTGTAGGTCCCGGAACTGTTGGCCCCTTCTTAAGCGAAGAGGGCACTACGAGGTATATAAACGGTCTCTCACAAAAAGAACTATTTGCTGAAGCCAAGGCTAGGGGCATCGCAACAACCACGCAGTCTGGTGATACCAAGTCACTCGATGCTCTTGAAAACCAAATTAAACAGCAGATGAACAAGCAGAGAAGGGCATCTAGACCCTTCAGATCACATGATGATGTTCAGGGCCCTGATAAAGCAAAGCTCAAGGGGGCAAAGCCCAAGTACAGCCAAGCATCTGAAACGACGTTTGGTGATGATATTGACAAGTCTATCTTTGCTGGGGGTAAGGGTTTGGAACCCAACCCAAATCAGCGATTGCACAGAAACTTTGTCATGCAATCTCTTGGCATCAGCGAAGAAGAATTTATCACCTTAAGAAAAGACTTCTTGAAGGCGAATAGAGCCCAATACAAAAAGGGCCAACCAATTAAGCTTTCCAGAGATCTGATTGAAGATGGACCCAGCAGGGAACCACAGGAAGCGGTTGACGTTGCTGGAGCAAAGCTCAAGTATGAATCTCGGCAACTCTTGAATAAAGTAGCAGAGAAACTGGGTGTTAGCACCTACAGCATTCAGAGAGGCAGGCTCGAACTCCTCACCGATGAACAATTGATGGATGCAGTCGTTTCTGAGATAGCCAACCAAAAGAAAAAGGCTACTAGGAAAATACCAAGGTCTACAAAGCAGCTTAGAGAAGAAATTATTGCTGCCCGACAGAAAGACTTCGAGCTGGACAATCAATCAGTTACAGCGATGATTTCATCATTTGGAGATTCGGGTGAAACCCTCAAAAATACTCTCAACATGATGAACTTTACTGTTGAAGATTATGCCAAGGAATTGAATAAGCGGATACCTGAGGAGAGTGCGGCATCTCGATACCTGAATTTCATCCCCTTTGCCAAGCCCATGGCTGTTATGGCAAAGCGATCAAAAAACGAACGGGTGCAATCTTTCTTCAGCCTCTTGGTTGAAGATCCTACGGGCAGCCCAAGACTTGATATTGAAACAATCCTGATCGCTAACAGGAAGATATCGAAAGGCCCATACAACAGGGCAAGACTGGCAATCCGAAGATCTAATGGGGTTGAGGCCCTGAGAGCATTCGATGAAAAGATTGCAGAAGCAACCAGAACAGGACAAGTTCTGGAAGGACTTGAAGGCAAGGCTCAGGCTGAACTAAGAAAGTACTTTAACGGCTTGGCTGAGTTTGCTGAAGAGTCCGGTATTGCTGGATTCAGGAACTTTGTCAACAACAACTACATACCTAGAAGAGCACTTGCAGGCGCTGTGAATGACGCGATTGACAAGTTCGGTCAGGAGGAAGTTGAGAGACTTCTGGTAAAAGCTCTCCGAGACAACAATCCAGATATGTCCGCTAAGAAGCTCAAAGCGACTATCAGTGGGTGGTTCAAGTACGCCCAAGATCCAGACGGATACACCAACGCCAGAGTCAGCCCCCGTGCAAATAGTGCCGACAAAATCAATGCTATGAGGTCGGTGCTTGAAAGATCTGGAGTGAACGAAGAAGAGGTTGAGGAAATCCTAGAGTTCTTCATCCCCAAGTCCAACGATCCCCATGTTGGTATGACCAATAAAAGGATCAACTTCAACGAAAGTGCAAGCATCGAAGTTGAGGGAGTAGGAACCCTGAAGTTCTCAGATCTCCTTGTTAATGACATGGATCTGCTGATGGAGAGGTACTCCACAAGGCTTTTGGGGGCGGCTGAACTCACCAAACTCACAAAGGCCCTGAACATCCCAATCAGTGGTACATCTGGTAGCGTCCCCACAAGGACTGACATACTTGCTTGGCTCAAGGGGGGTGAAGGCGGCCTTGATGAGTCTATGGAGACCAGCTTTGATGTGGCCTACAACGCGATAATGGGTATGTCTCAAGGTCACCTCAATGACAAGAGCCGGTCAGCCCTTCGCTTCCTGCAAGACCTAGCGTTCATTCAGGCCATGGGTAATGTTGGTATTGCTCAGATGCCTGAAATAGCAAACTCAACCGTATCAAACGGTTTGAGGGCGACCCTTCAATCTGTCCCTAGACTGAGGAAGCTGATTAGGCAGGCCCACAACGGCGAACTCTCAGATGAAGTATTGGCAGAGCTTGATGCCTTTATCAGGCCCGGAGACATGCTGGACGAGGACTTTACTAGAGTCTATAGAATCCATGATGACATGGGCCTTGATGAAAAGGGAGTATCAAAACAATCAAAGTTCATGACGGGCATGAGAGTCGTAGCCTCAGGTGCTCCAGTGACGTTTGCAGGCAGGGGCTTCACTTTGAATCCTTTTGCTATCGGTCCCATGGATGAGATCCTCAGGAATGGCCATGTGGCCTCAACGCTTCAAAACTGGGTGAACACGGCTTACTCCGTCAGGGATGGCAAGAAACTTCAGAACAACTTCTGGTCAAAGTCCAGAAAGCGTTTTGAATATCTTGGCTTCAGTGAGGACGAGACAGACGAACTTATGAAGGCTTTGTCTGATGACAAAGTGACTATTGTTGAACAGGGTCTTCTGGGCAAAAAGATTGTCAAGCTCAATCTGTCCGCCATGGATGATCGACTTAGAAACAAACTTATATTTGCACTCAGACGCGACGTTGACAGGGTTATTCAGAGAAACAAGATTGGGAACTTCAGTCCTTGGATGTCTCACCCTGTAGCGAACACAATGCTCCAGTTCAGGAAGTTCGCCATCAACGCCACGAACAAGCAATTGGTCTACAACCTACAGATGAACGACGGAAAGACCTATGCCACTTTCCTGTCCACCATTGCTCTTGGTGCCCTTGGATACGTTATTACTACCGAGATTGGAGCGACCAAGTTTAGTGGTAAGGAACTCAAGGAATATAGAGATCAGGCATACGGTCCTAAAGAATTCCTTGGTGTTGAAATACCAAATGTTTTCGTTGGTGGCGTTGTAAGATCAGGACCGTTTGGTTCTATGGCGATGATGTTGAGCCCCATAAGCAAAATTATTGACCCAGAAGAACAAGATCTATTCAACACCTACAGAACTTCTGGTTATGGGGTCAGCATTTTGAACCTTGAAAACACACCTGTGGGATCCATATTCTCAGGGGGTATGAAAGCTGTCCAAGAACTGAGTGCTCAAGGGCTATTCAGTATTACTGGAGGAAGACTCGGTAATCGTCTTACTGAGCCTGAACTAAGACAGATATTCCGCCTTCAACCCCTCAGAAACACTCTATTTTTCAACAGATTGAATCTAGAAATCATCGAACAACTCAACCTCCCCGAAAGGCAAAAATAAGGAAACGTCATGCCCAATAGCTACCACGACATTACCTACACCAGCCAGACGAGCGTGTCGTTTACGAATACTGACCTGAAGTATCTTGAGACCGCTCACCTGACTGTTGTGGCTGCAAACACCTCCTCTGGAGCATCGGTGACCTTCACCTCCACCAGCTCCCCCACCTTCACCGCCTCAGTCAGCACAGGGACAACCACCCTTGATCTGACTGCTATTACTTCAAGTTTCCCTGCTGGAACCAACCGGATTAGGATTCAGAGGGTTACCCCCTCCACAAACCTCCTCACCAACTTCGTCAACTCATCCCTGCTCCGTGCTGAGGATCTCAATCAGAACTCTGAGCAGCTTCTGTTTGTGCTTCAGGAGCAGCTTGATGCCGGTACAGGATCCCTTCCCCTCACCGCCACCGATGAATATGACGCAGGCAACAGGAACATCATCAACCTGAAGGATGCTGCCTCAGATAAGGATGCCGTGAACCTCGGCCAAGTCTCTGCCTTTGTTGCTGGGATTGGGAACACCCCCAGTGTCCCTCAGGTTTACTCATTCCAGCTTGGCACATCTTTCAACGGGACCGAGGTGGGTAGTGACACTACATTCACTCTCAGCCCCTCCCCATCCAGCAACATTGATGGGACATTCATTGTGGAACTTGCTGGCGTCATCCAGCACCCCACGGTGGACTTCACGGTGTCCGGTAACATCCTGACCATTCTGGGTCGCACTGATCTGGACACCGCTGTATTCGACGGCACCAAGCTGATTGTCCAGAACTTTGGTGTCTCTAGGAATGTCTTTAACTTCCCGGCTACCGGGGAAGCTGCCGACAACACCGAGACCCCCCTCACCCTCAAGGGTGCAGCCAGTGGTGATACCACCGCCATGCTGAAGGTAACTGACTCATCTAATAATGAGAACACCAGCATCTCGGCTGGGGGCACTCTCAAGGCCAAGGTGATTGAGCCGATTACTTCGGGCACTCTGGCGGTCAACCCCACCACCATCACCACCACCGGGGCTGTTGCTTCAGGCGGAGATCTCACTGTCGGTAGTGGTTTCACGGTCACCCAGTCAACTGGCGATGTGACGGCCAACAAGGTTACCATCAGCGCCGGTAGTCCTGAGACCTTTGCTAGCAACCTCGCGGTCCCCAAGTCCTATGTGGACTCCAATGGAGGACTGTCCGGGGCTGGTCTCGCTGCTGATCAGGACCTCAATTCGCTGGTTACTCCTCAGCGTGTAACTGGCGTTGTTGCGAGTGATCCTGCTGCTAAGAACTACCCTTCAGGTGTGACATCAGGACAGCAAGTCATTGTTGTGGTGAACCGCCTTGGGGGAACTAGCTCCACCGTTATGTCACAGGAACTTCTGGTGTTCTCCGCTATCGCTCAACAGACGTTCAAGTACATCAGGATGTTTGATGGGACGAGCTTCACTAGCTGGTATTTTGATATCCAGTCAAGCCATGGACTCAACAATCTGGCTGCTGCAACTGGTGACTACAGCATGGGCAGCAACAAGATCACCAATCTGACTGATCCGACTGCTGCACAGGATGCCGCCACCAAGGCTTATGTTGATACGTTTGGTCTTGGATCAATAGGCGGAATAATGGAAGCGCAACTACTGACTCTTCCGACCCGACATAGATTTGAGTTTTCAGCTACAAGCAACGTAAACAGACAAGCTCTTTTTGGTCACTCTGGCGGGACCAATCCATATGATCCAGATCTCATGACTGAGATGGTGAAAAGTGATAATCTGGGCAGCGATTTGTCCAAAGATGTCAATGTCCCCCCACCCTCTAATGGGACGGGCAGAGATCCTTTTGTAACTTCACTTCATAGTGCGGGTCTGCAAACCATAACGTCTCCCTCTGGGAAGGTTTGGCGCTCATATTTCAATGGACTAGAACAACAAGACATTACTTACAGCATCCTCTATATCCGAACCGCTTAACAAAGAGAAAGGTTAGTCATGGCAACTACAGTTTCAGCCGCAATGACCACTGGTCTGGTCAAAGACACAGACAAAGCCGCCAAAAACGGCCTTGCTGCATTGGAGGGTAATGTCCCTCAGATCAACTCTGCGGGGAAGATCCCCTCACAGCTTCTGAGTACCGGGGTCCATCTAGGGGGCACTGATGCGGCACACCTGCTAGATGATTATGAGGAAGGTACTTTCACTGCAACAGCCACTCCCGGAACTTCGGGAACAATAACACTTACAGATTCAACTCTGAGCTATACCAAAATAGGTCAACTGGTATTCATCTCTGGAAACCTCACGATTAACGCACTGAGCAGTCCAGTCGGGTCAATCAATGTCGGAGGACTGCCTTTCACGGCATCGGTTGATGCAATGGCAAATGTAAACATCTCCGACCCAAGTTCCGGTGACATTTCTTTTTCTGGCTGGCTTCTCACTTCTCACAACAACATATTGAAGATTTATGAGAACACTGGTACTCAGCCAGCTAACTCAGCTAACTTGCTCCAGACATCATCCGTTATATACATCTCATTGACTTACATGACTGGACAGTAATATGGACTCGGATAATCAAATACTCATTGCTTTAGGACGCCTTGAGGGAAAGGTTGATGCCCTCATCTCAAGGCAAGCAGTCCACGATGAGGAACTACAGCGTCATGACGTTCGTCTGAGAAACCTTGAGCAAGGAAGGTCGTGGCTGCTGGGTGCCGCTGCTGTGATAGGTGCCTTGGTTTCCGTTGTCTCAAACAAGATTGGGTGGTAGCCATGGCAAAACCTAGAAAAGGTAAGGCAAGTCTCAAGGTCTATAAGGACCCCAAGACAGGCCGGACCCGTCGAGTTTCATATGGTCAGGCTGGCAAGGCCAAGGATGGTGGACCGCGCATCAGGCCGGGAACCTCCAAGGGTGACAGTTACTGCGCTCGATCCTTGGGCATCAAGAAGAGGTTGCCCAAGAGCAAGCAGAATGACCCCAACACCCCAAACAACCTTTCCCGTAAGAAGTGGAAATGCGTAGGAGCTAAGAGTAGACGATGAAAGATATACAGAACCAATTACACCAAGTCCTAGCTGAAGAACTATTGGCTCGGGTTCAGACCGGGGAAGCCACGGCCTCAGAACTCAATGTTGCCCGTCAGTTCCTCAAGGACAACGGCATCGACGGCACTGTCAAGCAGAGTGATCCCCTTGCCAATCTCGCCAAAGTCCTCCCATTCACCGATGAACCTAAGGAAGCTATCTGATATGTCTAAGAAGAAGCTCAAAGTAAAGGGCGCACAGCCCACCAACCCTGCCCTGTATGCACGGGTCAAGGCTGAGGCCAAGCGCAAGTTTGATGTGTATCCTTCTGCGTATGCAAACGCATGGCTGGTCAGGACGTACAAGAAGCGGGGCGGAGGGTATCGATCATGAAGAAGCTGACCAAAGGCCAAGAGGCCACCATGAAGATGCATTCAAAGAAGCATTCAAGGAAGCACATGGCCCTCATGCGGCGTCTGATGATCCAAGGAAAGAGCTTTGGTGCTGCTCACAAGGCAGCTCAGAAAAAGGTAGGTAAGTAATGGCTAAGTCCCGTGGTGGTCTCACCAAGTGGTTCAAGGAAGAGTGGGTTGACCTCAGGACTGGTAAGCAGTGTGGACGCTCCGGTGAGGAGATGAGCACTCGCAAGTATCCTGTCTGTAGGCCCAAGGCTGTTGCAAACAGAATGTCAGCAGCTCAGAAGAGGTCCGTGATTGCCAAGAAGAAGGGCCCCAAGCCCATCAAGTACCCCATCACTGCGTCCGGTAAAAAGCGTCTCCAGATAAAGAAGTAACCATATGGAAATACCTGAAGAGATCAAGGACTTCCGAAACTTCCTGTATCTGTGCTGGTCACATCTAGGTCTCCCGGACCCTACCCCGGTCCAATATGACATTGCTGACTATGTACAGAATGGCCCCAAGAGAAGAGTCATCGAAGCCTTCCGAGGGGTCGGAAAGTCATGGATCACTTCAGCATATGTCTGTCACCAGCTCCTGCTGGACCCCTCAAAGAACATTCTGGTGGTCTCGGCCTCCAAAGCAAGATCGGATGATTTCTCGACATTTACCCTCAGGTTGATCCACGATATGAGCATTTTGGAGCATCTTCGCCCCAAGGATGATCAGAGGAACTCGAAGATTGCTTTTGACGTTGGCCCTGCCCCAGCATCCCATGCTCCCTCCGTGGTGAGTAAAGGGATCACCTCACAGATCACTGGGTCCCGAGCTGACCTGATCATTGCTGATGACGTTGAGAGTTTGAACAACTCAGCTACCCAGATGATGAGAGATAAGCTGCTGGAGTCCATCAAGGAATTCGATGCTGTCCTCAAGCCAGATGGGGAGATCATCTACCTTGGAACACCCCAGACCGAGATGAGTATCTACACCCACTTATCGGAACGTGGATACAAGATTCGCGTCTGGCCCGCTAGGATCCCGTCTGAGCCACAGGAGACTAGGATGGGGGAGACCCTCGCTCCAATGATCAAATCGATTAGAGAGGATTCTAGGGGCCTTAGAGGAGATCCTGTTGATCCCATCCGGTTCAGTGATGAGGATCTGCTGGAACGAGAGGCTTCCTATGGTCGTACTGGGTTTGCCCTCCAGTTCATGCTGGACAGCACACTGAGTGACCAGAGTAGATACCCCCTCAGGCTCACGGATTTGCTGGTGATGAATGTCAGTGGAGACATGGGGCCTGAGAAGGTCATCTGGGCTCCTGACAAGGACAGGGCGATCAATGATGTGCCCTGTGTTGGGATGGCTGGAGACAGGTTCTACGGCCCCTTCGAGGTTGCCAATAGCTGGCAGAAGTTCACTGGGTCTGTGCTTGCCATCGACCCCTCAGGACGAGGTGCTGACGAGACGGCCTACGCCGTTGTGAAGATGCTGAACGGGTATCTGTTTGTCACTGATGCTGGGGGTATCGAGGGCGGATATGACGATAAGGCCCTCCAGAGGCTGTCCCAGATAGCCAAGACCGAGCAAGTGAACAAGGTTCTTATCGAGAGCAACTTTGGTGACGGTATGTTCACTGCCCTGCTAACCCCTGTGCTGTCAAAGGTTTACAAGGTCAGCACAGAGGAAGTCAGGCACAGCACACAGAAGGAAAGACGTATTATTGACACGCTTGAGCCTGTGATGAACCAGCACAAGTTGGTCATCAACCGCAGGGTCATCGAGCAGGACTATGACAGCACACGCCATCTACCCCCTGAGAAGGCCCTGAAGTACCAGCTCTTCTATCAGATGAGCAGGATCACACGGTCCAAGGGATCGTTGGCTCATGATGACCGGCTGGATGTACTGGCGATGGCTGTGAACTACTGGACTGAGCAGATGTCACAGGATGCTGACCGACAGATGGCAGCACGAAAGGAAGCCATGCTCAAGGATCAGCTAGAGAATTTCATGGATCATGTGGTCGGTCGTAAACCACAGCCAACAACGTGGTTCTGAAGGGGTCCCTATGTGGCTATATAAACGTAGCTGGGGCCGATGGACTCATGAAGACTCAAGGAAAGTACTCATGATGGGTCCCCCGAACTCCTTATGGGGGGTTTGGGGGGCCTCAGGATCTATAAAGATCTAAGGAAAGTTAATAACAAGAACTATTAGAAGGAGTCTTATATGGGACATCGAAGAGGACATGCTGCGCAGCAAAGACCTACTCAGGCTAGGGGTTCCAGCACCAGCAATGAAGATGACAAGCGAAGGAAGACCACTCCTACCCGTAGGCGAAGGCGTAAGGGTAAGAAGATGCTGGCTACTGAAGATCTGCTCATCAAGAAGGGTGGGAAGTATTGATGAAGCTGGTTGCTGTCACTTGGACTGATACTGTTGGTCATCCAGACAATGATGCTTGGATGTCCAAGGATGAGGCCATGGATATGAAGCCAGCACCAATGACAACCGTTGGGTATCTCTTGGTACAGACCGAGGAGTACATTACGGTTGCCTCTACGAAGAGCGTTGATGACAAGGACGATTGCTTTGGTAATGTCAACGCGATTCCTAGAGCATGTATCACTGCTGTTGTTGCCCTATGTGACCTCAACAACTGTGAGACTAACCCTCAGAATTATTTTGGTGAAAAAATCTGACAGCCTTATACTACAGCAGGCGGCGGCGCTACCCCCCATAGGGGTAAACGATCGTTTATGTAAACGTTCGTTGATATAAACGTTCGTTGATGTCACGGCCTCCGTCACGGCCACCTCCTAGGGGCCAGCCAGCCCCGATCCTAGCGGATCCCGGATCCGTTCCACGTGGAACCTACCCGAACATTTACCGAACACAGTGTACGCCCGAACAGATCCCGAACAAATCAGGGTCTGGTGGGGCGTTTACTTCAACTGTAAATCCTTGCAGGACAATGACTTACAACCAATGTAAACATCCCTAGAGACCGCCTAGAATCCCTCCTGAGCCCCTCGGATACTGCTCGGGGTCAGACCCTCAGAAACCGCTCGGATGGATTTGCACCTAAACCACTGGTAAATATAGACTTACAGTTTCTGTAAATTGTTGCCGCCATAACTCCAGCAATGGCAAACACTTAGAAGAATCTGCGTTTATTTTGAGTAATACTTGATGGAATGCTCTTGCATTGTGCCGATATATCATTAAGATACATCAATCAACCTGATGAACGGTTCATCGGGTTTGAGAATCAGACGACACCGACAAACCAGCGTGTTCCCTGCCCCCTCACCCGGCGCACATCACCTCTACTCGGAGTCTCGATCACCCCTGTGCCCTCCAGCAGGATCTCGAGACACTTGGATACGAGCCTGAGACAGTTGGAAATATACAGCAGATCAGTAGTGCGGACCGTGAGGTAACCCGCCCACCGTAATCGCCGGACCCCGTCCCGTGGTTACCGTCGGAGGAGTCTCCCGGAATGTTGATCTGTTCTCCATGGAACCCGCGCGGATACGGAACCGCGTACCATGGGGACCGGCAGGAATCGATGCGGATATACCCCTAGCAAGGGTCCACCGTGATCGTACCGCCCGATAAACAGCCTAATCCATGCGATGGGGTGATATAAAGGGGCAAGGGTCGGAACCGTTTCAGAGTTATATACCCCCGTTAATGGAACGCGGGGAGACTCATCAGGCCCATCACCCGGACACGGGTGGTGGGTCTTTCACCCTCCACAGTGGGGGGTCTTTTACTCGATCTAGAAAGGATCATGACTGATGACTACCGATAACACTACCGTTTCACCGTCCGAGGTTCTCGCGGGGCTCTACGTAGAGGCCGTGGATGCGATCAAGGACTATAAGCTCGCGGGGCTGGCGCCCCTACTGGAGAACGATACGCGGGCTCAGGAGCGCGCTTTTAAGGCGCTCCGTATGCTCCAGAATCATGACGCGGGTGTCCGCTGGACCGCTGAGGCTGAGGATGGCCAGAAGTACACGGGCAACGGCGAATTCTGGTTCAAGGTTGTTCTGATCCAGAGCCGGATTGGCGGCGCTGCTAATTACGTCAAGTCCGGTATGACCTCGCACCTCAGGGGTGCCGCTGCCGCTGCCGCTGTTATGGTGGGAGCCTAAGTTTCACAGTAGAGCCGTTCCCTATTCGGCCCTCCGTGCCTTAACTGGTGCGGGGGGCTTTTTGTTTCACTCTTTGAAAGGAGGCCCATCATGGGCAGATATAGCGTAGTTGGACAAGGTTCATCGTGGTGGATAGCCGATGATGTCAATGAGGTACTGGTTCCCGGTACGGACTACGGTAACCGGCTCTCGGCTGAGGATGCATGCCGATGCATGAATGAGGCCGAGGAGGCATTCATGGCCCTTGGTGGGGAGATCAGCATATGAAGACCCTATATGTCAATCACTGTGACCATGCCGAGCAGGAGTACTACGGCCCTGTTTTCTATAACAGGCGTCGTGACGAAAGGGGACGCTTGGTTCCGCATGATCTGTACTTCATCTATGACCCGGATTGTCCTGATCTCGCAGGCTGGGTGCCCACGGATGATAATCGGTTGAACCCCGCTAACTGGAAGTTCTGTTCCCGATATGGGGATGAGGGCCATCAATATCATTCGGGTAGTGTCGTGATGCTTTTGCTCAACAAATCCGATGCATTCCGAGATTGGATGATCCACGTTGGTATGGTGGTCGAGGAAGGCAATTCAGATCGTGAATGGTTGCGATTCAAGTACATACAGGAGGAGAGAGAATGAAGATCCTAGCTACCGTGCTTGCTGCTGCTGGTCTGACTGGATCACCCGGTCCCGAGTTTGAGATGACCAGACTTGAGAAGGCGATCCACCATGTGGAGTCTGGTGGGCGTATCGGTCCTGATATCTACGGCGACAACGGCAACGCCATTGGACCTTTGCAGATATGGAAAAGCTGCTGGAAGGATGCCGTGCAACATGACCCGAGCATCGGTGGGCACTATGAGATGTGCCACGATCTCGAATACTCATGCCTGATCTTCAGGGCGTACATGGACAGGTATGCGGTGGAGCGTAGGTTGAAGCGTGTACCTACCGATGAGGATCGTGCTCGTATCTGGAATGGTGGCCCGAATGGCTATAAGAAGAAGGCCACTGATAAGTACTGGAACAAAGTAAAGGAGAGACTCAATGATTAGCACCGAAAAAAACACAAGCGCCTACGTCGTGCATGAGGAAGCAGTCTACTTTACAGCTAACCGAAAGACGATTAGAGGTATTTGGACAACCCGCGAAGCAGCAGAGAAGTACGTTGCAAACGCTCAACGCTATTTGAAGCGAAAGCTGAGTGAGGGCGTGAAGACACCCTACTCCTCTTTAGAGTTCTCGATCAGCGAATATAAATTAAATCAAAGAGATGCAAGTTTTTTTAATCGCGTGGGGCTGGGGGGCATACCCCCATGGTTGTGGTTTGAGAACGAAGATGATGAAGACGATACTGAATGACTTGAAAGGAGAGACTCAATGATTGAAATGACTGAAAAGCAGAAAGCTGCACTCATTGTCCTCAAAGAGCGATGGGACAATGTAAGTGAACCATACTCACTGCCTTGTGATGACTGTGTGATGGTTGATGTGAGCAGCAACAGTACAGGAGCAAAGATGGCTATCGGTATTGAGACTGATGGCTACTGTCACTCTTGAAAGGAGAGACTCAATCCATGAAGAACAAGCATGGATACGCATGCTATGACAAAGACAACCCTATGCCTATCGCTGCTAAAATCGAGCGGATACTCCGCGACACTGGCGATCAAGATAGGGCTCGGCATCTATTTTCAGAGGCAATCAAGCATGGCCTGTTCAAGTGTGATGCAGGCATACGCATCTATGAGAAGGCGGCGTGCATCGAGTTGCTGCAAATCGCCGAACTAGGCTACAAGGACTTTCAACCACAACCAACCATGAAGGAGACTGACTGATGCAGTTCTACACTGACCCCGAAAGAGAGAAGGATCCGAATGCCCTACCGGATGCCGAAGTGTTTCACAGTAGCACTTATGGTCATGATGTTGAGGGGTACGATGACGGTTATTACTACTGGTGGTGTACGCCCGGTTGCTTGCCCGATCCTTTTGGTGCAATTGGACCGTTCGAAACTGAAGAAGAAGCTATTGATGATGCCCGTGAACGGGCTGCATATTGAAAGGACAAACTGATATGACTAACCCTGAAGACTGGTCTTGGATCCTTGCTGATGGTGAGGATATTGAAGATGCACTGGCCCCTTATGAGAACCTTGCTCAAGACTTCGAGGAGGATACTGATGAATGATGATGAGAATGCCCGCATTCACCGCATGTACCATGCCCTGAAGTTTGCAGGCTCTGATGAGGAGTACATCCAGAGATATATTGCAGACAAGATGGGCTGGTCTGAACAAGAGACATCCGACAACATTCGCGAGATGCATGATTGGGTAGGGAGGCAACATGACCGAGGATGAAAAGCAACTGACGTTTGATTTTGTTGAGGAGGACAATGAGTAAAGAAGAGATGTGGGAGTTCGATGCTAACATCCACGGCATCGAAGATCCCGATAGACAGTGGGTGTTGATGTACAAGTGTGGCGACAGGACTGGCTACAAGTGGAGCTGGAAACCTGTGTCATTGAAGAGGAGCAGAGGTACTAGGAAGATAGTGAAGATCCGTACCTACCCCTCGGAGGCTGCTGCTCTCTCTGTTGGTGAGCACTTGTATGGTAAGGGGTTTGTGAAAGCTGTCCCGTGGGAGGACGGCAAGTTCAAGGGTGAACCGTATCCAATGAAAGGAATACGATGACTGATGAAATGGCTGATGTGTATGGCAAGCTGTCCAAGGGTGACTTTGTCACTGCGTACTTTGGTCACTGTCAATTTTGGGATTCACGCTGTACAACATTGATGGTGACAAGCGGTCCAAGGACTGTGAAATGCTCATGGGCTAAGGGTGGCCGTGTCAGCAGAATTATTTTGAAACATCCTGACAATCTTGGGGGTGTGAGGTACACACTCCGCAATGATGATGGTAGAGTCAGTCTCTCTTGTGGAGATATGGCTACCGATCTCAGCCGTCTTGAGTACGGCAAAGGCAACAACTAACAACTGAGTCTTATTGAAAGGAGACTACCAATGGTTGCTACAATCCCAGTTCCGACGAATGCTGTGATGGGTAAGTGGGGCAAGGCATACACCACTGATCAGGTGTCACGGCTTGCACCTCCTACTCACACTGATACGCACCGTCCCAAGGATCACCATACCCTGTTCGATATGGTGTCCAATGCATTGCAGCGCGCTGACTATGAACACTCCGAACCCCTGCACTATGTGGGTGATGGCAAGGTCAATGGTCAGGAGGCACCAGCCAAGTTCATGACCGTGATGAACATCAGGCACAGGTCTGTGTCCAATGAGATCACCACGTTCGACAGGACACTCGATGTCAACCGACAGTTGTTCATCCAGAACAGCTATGACAAGTCACTGTCTATCCGTCTGATCACGGGCATCGAGGTGTGCATCTGCTCCAATGGTCTGACCATGGGCATGGTCGAGGATGAGATCCGGCGCAAGCAGACCAAGAATGTTGACGCCGACATCTATTCGATTGTCTACGGTGGCGTTGACAAGATGCTTGGTCAGTACACTCAACAGGTCGAGAACATCCAGCGTCTTGGCAACACTGAGATGACTGATCGAATGGCTGATCATGTCATCATGGAGGCAATGCGCCGCAAGGTGATCAACCCTGCTGGTGTTGGTGATGTCTGGGACAAGTGGGAAAATCCCAACTATGATGAGTACAAGGGCCGCAA